CGGACTGGTCGCTGTTCTACACCGCCGCCGCCCGCCGCATCGTCGTCGGGGCACGGATTACCCCCCGCGGCGAACTGGTCGACGTGTGGCAAGGTTCTGTTGCTAACGCCGCCGCGCATCGGGCCGGGATCGCAAACCTAGTCCTACAGCGCATCGCGCTGGGCCGCGACGGGTGGACAGGGGACGACACGTGCGGCCGGTTCAACCGGGTTCTGTACGCGCTGGGCTACGACCGGACCGGGCTGCCGGAGGGCAACTCGAATATGTGCCCGCAGCACACCGATGGCGGTGTGTTGGCTGATGCGCTCACGGACTGTGCGACCGCCGAGCGGGCGCCGTGGTGGGTGGGTCGTGACGGGGTACCGACGATGGCCCCGAGGTCCGCGCGCTGGTCCGCTGCAACCGTCGCGACGATACCCGCCGCCGCTTTGGGGCAGTCGTTGGAGTTCGCGCAGGACAATGCGACCCGCCAGACCGTTGCGGTGGTGTCGCGCCCCGGTGGGCCGACGATCACCCGCAGGCATCCCGCGGCCGATCTCGTCGGTGAGACCGGCGACCCGATGACCCTGCTCGTGGATTCCGATGGGCAGTTGGAAACCTACGCCGACGAGTTGGTGACCGACCGTAACGCGATCCCGCAGATCGAAACCGAATCCGTGACGGTGGATTTGGTGCGCTCCGGTCGGCTGCTCGACATTCCCGACGTGCTCGCCGTGGACGTCGAGGACGTGGTGGAGATCACCGGGCTGCCGGCGTCGGCGCCGTGGACGTCGCGGCGCATGTTGGTGCGCCACATCACGGACCGCATTACGCCGTCGTCGTGGCTGCGCACGTTCACCGTCGTGGACGCGCCAGACCTGGTCGACGTGTTCCGCGTCGGCGACGAGCTCGACGGACCGAGAGTATTGGGATGGTGAGGCAATGACCTGGACGGCGCCTAAGACGTTCATCCCCGGTGAGGATTTGACCGCCGGGGAACTGAACACCCATGTGCGCGACAACACCGCGTTCCTGTACGCCGCCCACCACGGCACGTTCGGCCGGTTGGCTGCGCTGTCGGTGGCGACGTCGACGTTCGTGGCGGTGCCGTGGGACTTCGCCCTCGAGCAGAACCCCACGATGTGGTCCGCCGGGTCGAACCCTGACCGGATCACCCCGCCGCTGGCCGGGATCTGGCACATCTCCGCACTGATCCGCTGGGAGGCGTCTACCGCCACGGGGACGCGTGCGGTGAGGTTGCAGAAAAACGGCAGCATCCTGCTCGCCCAGGAGCGCGACGAACTGCTATTCAACGCCACGCAGTACATCACCGCCTCCGCAGTGGTGCGACTGTCCGGCTCGGACTGGATCGACGCAGCCGTGTGGCAGAACACCGGATCTACCGAATCGCTCGCATCGAGCGTGGACCGCAGTATCGCCGTTACATGGATGGGAGCATGACATGCCTCTAATTGATCCCGAGGACTACCCGACGACTTCGCGAGGCTACCGCCACCCACCCGACGATGTTGGCGGACTGAACATCGCCAACGACGTGCCCGCCGATGTGACCCGCCTCGCGGAGGACATCAACGACGACGTCGATTCGGTGGTGGCTGCTGCCGCTGCCGGTGCCGCCGCTGTCGCCGGTGACCTCACCGACCACGAGGGCACCACGACCAACGTGCACGGGATCACTAACACCGCGGCGCTCGTCACCACGGCGCGGTCTGTCACTGCGGGTGCCGGGCTGACCGGTGGCGGTACGTTGGCCGCAGACCGCACCTTGTCGATTGCCAACGGCGGTGTGGGCACGACTCAGATCGCCGATGACGCGATCACCACGGGCAAGATCGCGCCCGGAGCCGTGGGCACCACTGACCTGGCCGACTCGTCCGTGACCGACGGCAAACTGGCCGGGTCGATCACCCCGAGCAAGATCACGGGCACCGCTGTGGTGCAGGCCCGCACCGTCGCCACTACGGGCAGCCTCACCGGAGGCGGTGACCTGTCGAACAACCGCACCCTCGACGTGGCCGATGGCGGGATCGGCACCACGGAACTGGCCGACGCCGCAGTGACCACCGCCAAGATCGCCAACGGCGCGATCACCCTGGCGAAGCTGGACGCGGGCACCACGTTCGTCCCCGAGGCGACCGTGGGCAACCTGCTGCCGCTGAACGTCGCCGACGGCTCCGAATCGGGCACCGTCACGGGTGTGGCGTGGCGCAACACGTTCTCCACCGTCGACTCGTCTACCGCGTCCGCGAGCCAGGGCATCCGGTCGCTCCTGGTCACCAAGCCGGTGAACACCTCCGGCAACCCGTTCATCGCGGTCGGTTCGTCAACAACCGGCGCTGTGACCGCGGCGACGAACATCACCGCAGCGGCCCCGGTCATCGGGGGTCAGCCGTACACGATCCTGGCCGACCTGTGGTCCCCTGTCGGGCTGGAGATCGCCATCGGGTTGCGCATCTTCTGGCGGTTGGCCGACGGCACCACGGCGGCAGCTGTGGCGTCTGCGGAGTCTACGCAGATCGCGACGACGACAACCCCGACGCTGCGCTCCTACACCGCCGTAGCACCCGCCGATGCGGTGACCGGGTTCGCCCAAATCGGCCGGTTGACGAACTCGACCGGGTTCGGATCGTTCTACGCCGACCGCATCTCATTCCACCGCGGCGCGGGCGGGGTGTGGACACCCCCCGGCTCCACCGTGACCGGGCTCGGCACACGCGCCAATCCGGCCGACAACACACAAGTTCAAATCTGGAACCCCGGCAACTCGACGTGGATCACGGTCTAGGAGGCAATGACATGAGCGAAGTCATCGGCGAGAACGTCAACGACGCTAACCCCGAAACCCGCGAAACCGTGACAGTGCTGCGGGAGATGTCACCCCCGGCGAAGTACCCGGACCGCGAGAGTGGGCTGAACGTCGGTGTCGCTGCTGCGGTGGTGGGCACCATGACCCCTGTAAAGGGTCAGGTGTGGTTTACCCCGGTGTGGCTGCCCGGTGGTGTGCAGATCAGCACCGCATATATCCCCAACACGGAGAGAACGACTGGCGGTGGCGTGGCCCGCATGGGGCTGTATCGCCGTGGGGACCGGGACGAACCGACCACGCTGGTGGCCGACTTTGGTGCCAGGTCGATGGATGACGCGTCCCTCAGCTCGAACACGTCAATGCCGCTGGACCCGCCCGTGGTGGTCCCCGAGTCGGACTGGTATTGGTTGGCGTTCGTCGAGCAAGGCACCGGCACTCAGGGCACGTATCGCTCCGTGGTGGTGGCCGCTGGTATCCCACTCAACCTGGCCGGTGAAGAGGTGCACTGGGGTCCGGATCCGGTGCAGGCTTTCGCCTACTGCTCCACGAAGTCCGGAGGCGGGGTGATGGGTGCGCTGCCCGCGTTAGCAATCGACACGGGCACCGGGTTCACTGTTCGCAGCGGTCCGCCGCGGCTGTCGGTGAACATCGTGCCGGTGACCTGATGGCTAACCTGACGATCCGCCAGGGCACCACGTGGCGCCCGACGCTGCGGGTGCGCACCACTCCCGGCGGCGACCCGTACGACCTGACCGGGTGGGGGCTGCGTATGCAGATCCGCGCCGACATCGCAGACCGGGCGCCGGTCGTCCTCGCTGACCTGTCCATCGGTTCGGGTATCACCGTGACCGATGCGCCCGGCGGTGTGGTCGAACTGCTGCTCACCGCGGCGCAAACCCGAACACTGCCCGCCTCACCCCCGCCGCTGGTGTACGACATCGAGGCGATCACCCCCGACGGCGACACCCTGCGCTGGGCGTCCGGGCGTGTGACAGTGGAAGGCGAGGTGACCCGGTGACACCAGACATTGTGATTGAGGTGCCGACCGACCCCGACGTCACCATCACGGTGGAGGGGCTACCCGGGCTGCAGGGTGATCCCGGCCCGCAAGGTGATCCTGGCCCTGCCGGAGATCCCGGACCCCAAGGTGATCCTGGCCCGACGGGTCTGACCGGTCCGACCGGCCCCACTGGTCCCACGGGACCCGAAGGCCCGCAGGGAATCAAGGGTGACCCCGGCCCGGGTGGGGACGTCGCTCCGGGCAACATCGGGAACCTGCTGCCGCTGAACGTGGCGAACGGCTCCGAGTCGGGCACCGTCACGAGCATCGCCTGGCGGTCCGGTTTTACGTCGGTGTCGTCGGTGGCGAACGCCGCCGTGCAGGGCGCCCGCGCGATCAAAGTCGAGCGGCTACTCGGCACAACGGGTAACCCGTCCATTCTGGTCGGTTCGGCCACAACTGGCGCGCTGACCGTCGTGACCAGCGCGACGGCATCAACGCCGGTCGTCGGTGGGCAGCCCTACACCCTCGCCGCAACCGTCTGGTCCGATACCGGATTCACGAACACCGTCGGCTTGGAGATCTTCTGGCGTCTGGCCGACGGCACCACCGCCGCGTCGGTCGGTTCGGTGGCGTCCGCCAATCAACCGATCACCACGACGACGCCGACCGTGCGGACCGTGACCGGTACGGCCCCGCTTGACGCCGTGCTGTGCATGGGCCGCATCGGCCGGAACACAAACACCGTCGAGGCTGCAGGCACCTACTTTTACGTCGATTCGATCAGCATCCACCGTGGCCCGGGCGGTATCGCCGCGCTGCCGGGTGTGCCGATCACGGCGCTAGGCACCCGCACCAACCCCGATAACACCGCGCAGGTGCAGGTGTGGAACGGCCATAGCTCGACATGGGTCACGGTCTAGGAGGAATGATGGACGACGTTGAGCACGTGGACAACTCGAATCCGGAGATGCGCGAGACGGTCGCACGGTTGGCCGAGGCGCTGCCCGCCCGCATGCAGCAGATTGCGGCCAACGCCGTGACGTTGGGCACCCGACTGTCGGTGGAGGTCGCCGGGGGTGACCCCGAGCAGGTGGCGCAAATCGTCGCCGAGGTCACCGCGGAGCCTGTGGGGTGATGGCGCTCACCGAACTCCGGCGCAAAATCTGGGGTCGGAAGGTGCAACCGTTGGCGCTGGCGCTGGCGATTGCTACCGCGGTGGGTGCGCTGTCCACCGTCGTCGGGATCACGTCGGCGTTCGGCATGGATGGGCGCGTGGTGGAGCCGTACACCGATTGGGTGTGGGTCGGCGCGGTCCTCGGTGTCGCGTCCGGTGCCACGTCAGTGACGCTCTGGGTGTCGTGGTGGGCGCAGTCCTCGCGCTGGATGTCCCGCGGGATGCTGTGGGCTGCTGGCGTGTTCTCCGGGGCCATGATCTCACTGATCGCCGAAGGCCTGTATTTCTCAGCAGCGCTCGCCGGGTGCTGGGTCATCGCAGCCGGCGGCGCCTACCTGCTGGAGGTGGAGGACGCCAACCGTCCGCACGACTGCGGACGGGAGATGTAGGGATGACGCTGGAAATCCTCGCGCTCATCGCGCCCGTCGCCACCGTCGTGGTGCTGCGACTGCTCGACTACATCCTGCCGAGTGGCCGGAGGTTCAAAATCCTGGACAGATTCACCACCCCCAACGAAGAGGATGACGATGAAACGACCTGACTCCCCCGCGATACTCGGACTACTGACCCTGGCCGCGATCCTGTCAATAGGCGCCCTCGTGCTCATCGGCATGGATCGCACCGTGCCGCCGGAGGTGTGGGCGCTGATCGCCGGTGCCGTCGGCGCTGTAGGTGGCTGGGTCGGCAAGACCGTGACCACTGAGACGCCGACGCCGGCAGCGCCTACCGAGGCGCCAGCACCCGCCGAACCGGAGGCCGTAAGCGCCCCCGCCCACTGGTCCCCGGTGGCGTTCGTCGACCCGGTCCCCGTCGCCGTGGACGACGACGAACTAGCCCGCAGGCAGAACAATGACGTCGCCTGACCGGGCAGTCGCCGAAGCGTGGCGGCTGCAATACCTGATCCGCCGGGTACCCCCGGGATGGCGCACCCCCGTAACCGTGCAGGAATGGGCGCCGAACGCACCCGGATACAGCTACGGCACAGGGCAATGGGTCGACCACTGCGGGCTGTCCATCAACACGATCCTCCACAACATCGGGCTAAGGGTCGGCACCCACTACGGCAACCAAGCCTGGACCCCGAGCGGCTACTCGTGGTTCCGCTCCAACAGCCGCGCCATCGACCTCGGAGCGGTCCGCAAAGGCGACATCGTCTACTTCTCCAACTCCGGGTCGATCAACGACATCACGCATGTCGAGATCGCCACCGAAGACGCCCGAGCAGACGGTGGAGTGCCCTGCCTCGGATGGAACACCGACATCAGCGGCACCGGCATCTACCGGATCCGCTACCGCAACTACATGGTCGCCGCCGGCCGCCCCGTCTACAGTGCCGTCGTCATCCCCGCGGCGAAACCCGACCCGCTCATTCCGGCCGGGGCGATCGGCACACGGTGGGCCGCCATTGGTGGGGACAGGTCCGTCATCGGCAAACCCGTGTCCGCCGAATCCGACTTCCTGCAAGGGGTGCGGGTGCAGCGCTTCGAACGCGGGATCATCCTGCACGCCGGACACACCGGAGCGTGGGAACTGTACGGCGCGATCGCCCAGTTCTGGGCATCCGGCGGCGCATCCGAGGTCGGGCTCCCCCTCGGACCCGAGACCGACATGCCCCACGTTCCCGGTGGCCGCTGGCAGCGGTTCGCCCGCGGCTACATCGTGTGGCATCCAGACCACGGGACGCACTCAATCAAGGGCGCGATCCTCATGGCCTACCTCGCCGCAGACGCCGCAACCCGCACCCGCTGGGGCCCGCTGACCAGTAGCGAACTGAACGCCAAGGTGTCAACATTCAAAGCCGGCCGCATCGCATGGCAGCCCGAGCAAGGCGCCTGGGCATCCTGACCATGCCCGCCTAACCACCCGCGTGCCCCAGCTGCACGAGCAACGACGCCCCCCGCCCCGGACAACTCCGGGAGCGGGGGGCGATTCGTCGTGTCTACCCCCAGGCGGACAACGTCGCCGGGCACGGCTGCCGCGGGAGCGCAGCCAAGTCGCCCCAGGTGACCTCGTCGATGATCGGCTCCAGCGACTCATGCTGATGGTCGGCCCAGAAGAACCCCGCCCCGATGGCACGGTCACGCGCAGACGCCCCCCGCGGCATCCGCATCCACCCGCCACACACCATGCACACCGCATCCGCAGTCGCGGGAGCGGGCCGCGCCGGGCGCAGCCGCCGCGGAATCATGGGGTGTCACATCCTGTGCCGGCTGGCCCGAGCCCGAGTTCGAGGCGCAGCCGGGACACCGGATCGGACACGCCTGCGGCGCTGAGCGAAGCGAACTGCCACACCGAGTCAGGTTTGGCCAGTTCTTCCGCATAGGCCGCGTGCCCGTAGACGGTCACCATCCACTCCTGCATGTACACCCCTGCCTCGATCGGCCACGGGTAGGCCGGGTCCTGCAGACCCTGCACATATGTGGCCGCGGCCGCTGCGTACTCCGCTGCCAACGCACGCAAATCGTCTGGCACCGGCGTCCCCGGCTCACCCTCATACTGGTCGACTGCCAGCGCCCACCTGTCGTTGACCTCGTTGTAGACGCACGTCAACTCCAGGTAGCGCTGGCCTGCCTGCTCGACGGACATCGTCGCTGCAGGACTCGGACTTGCAGCCACAGCAGCAGGAGTCGGCGCAGCCACATCGGCGCCCCCTCCGCACCCGGCTAACAACAGTGCAGCCCCCGCGGCCGCGAAATAACGCTTCATTGCTCTGCCCTCCATCATTGATCTTGCCAGGCCCCTTGCGCGGGTTGTCAGCCGACCAGGCGCAGCGTCGGCCGCTCTGCCCAGGCCACCGCGGCGCGCAGCTCGGAGTCCGTGACCCCGAGGTAGCGTTGCGTCGTCGTCAGCGAAGCATGGCCGAGCAGCTTTTGGACCACCACGAGTGAGCCGCATTCGGCGTAGGTCCTGGTCGCGAACTTGTGTCGCAGTGTGTGCGCTGTCCACCCCTTGCCCAATGTGCGAGCGATGCGGGTGCCGATCGCATCGGCCTTCACGTGCCCGCCGTAAGGGGAGGGGAACGCCCAGCCGCGCCCGGATAGCCAACCGGCGACGTCCGGCGGCACTGGTATGGCCCGCTTTTTGCGGCCCTTGCCCTCGATGGTGACGACGCCAGCGTTGAGCATGTCTGAGTGCAGCGCGGCGAGTTCGGCGCGGCGCATCCCTGTCGCCTCGGCTATGCGCAGCAGCCAGTAGCGCTCACCTGTGGACCGTGCCAGCGCCGCCTCGAACACCGCATCGGGGCACGGTTTGGGGCACGGTTCCGCTTCTGGAGGTGACTCCAGATTGCGCGCCGGGTTTTTCAGCCGCTTGGGTTTGCGTTCCCCGGGTGCGCGCTCCCTAATCTGCCGGCGTCGTTCCCACACCACCCACCACTTGTAGAACTGCGAGATCGACTCGATCGCGGACCGGCGTGTGTTGTCGGCCCAGTGCGGATGTGCAGCCAGCCACACCTCGATGTCGTCGACGTCGATCTGTGAGGGGTGCCGGCCCCCGAGCATGCGCCGGACATATTTCTGTCTCAGGGCGATCGTCCCCTGGCTGCGTCCCTTAGCCCCCAGGTGAGCGCCCCAACCCATGAGGATTGGATCAGTCACAGGCACGATCATGGCAGGCATGGCTACCCCTGCGCTCCAACGTTGGCAAGATTGTGCACAACTCGTTCCCGCTCGGTGAGCAGATCGGCGATCTGCCCGGAGCGCAGCCGGATCCGGCCCAACACTTTGTAGCCCTGCTCGGCCAGGACGTTTGCCAAGTCCAGATCGCCGGTGCGCAGGGCACGAGTCGACTCGACCAGCAGACGGTCATAGGTGGCGCCGTCTGTGCGCTGCGCCTCGATGAGGCCCGGCAGCTGCTCGGTGATTGTGCTCATGATGCCAGCCCCCATCCGGCGCAAGCGCCGAATAGTGTCCGGTAATCACCAGATTCCCGAACGTTTACGCTCAGAGGGCTGCGCGGCCGGAACTGGATGACGTCGGCCAAACGCGTTCGGTAATCGGACGGTTCCAGGTTCGAATCCCGGCGCGGGAGCAACTCATCCAAGGGGCACCCGAGTGCGTCGGCTGCACGGTAAAGCTCATCGAGCGTCCACGGCCGGTCTCCGCGCAGCTTCTTGCTTAGCCCCGATTGCGTCATTCCGAGACGTGGAGCCATTGCAGTCTGGGTGATGTGCCGATCCCACATGTGTGAGTGGATCGCTTTCCCTACTTGCGTGTCGAGACTTGTCATACTTCGAATGTACCCCCCTAGACACGCCAAATCAATCCGTACCTGCCAATAGTTGACATTCCAGTCCGGTGCGTACTAGCGTGCTTGTCATGGCTAGTACACAGCGTCCTAATCAGGACGACCCGCTGATCACCTCCCACGAGGCTGCCGAACTCATCGGCTGCTCCATCCAGTCTCTGCATCGATGGGAATCCGATGGGCTAATCACCCCGAACCGCACACCCGGAGGCCACCGCCGATACCGGCAATCCGAAGTTCTGGAGCTGATCGAACGGCGCAGCGCATGAACTGCCGGACACCGCGCGTGATCCCAATCCACTTGTGGGATGACGTCTACCAGTCCCGGTGGGATGCGAAGGTGCAGGCTGACGACGTAACCGGATGCCTGGTGTGGACCGGGGGCAAGACCTGCGGCTACGGGATGTTCGCTTTAGCCCAACAAAACTACCGGGCGCACCGGATCGCCTACGTGCTCAAGCATGGCAACCCTGCAGAGCCTGAGTTGGTGATTGACCACCTGTGCCGCAACCGGGCCTGCGTCAATCCCGAGCACCTAGAAGCAGTCCCCCAGTGGGTGAACTTCGCACGAGGGGACGCATGGAACACCCACTACATCAAGTCGGAAGCCTGTTTGCGCGGCCACGTCATGGATGACGAGAACACCTACACGCATCCGGACGGCCGCCGCCAGTGCCGGACGTGCCTGCGCATGACGCCAGCAGAGCGAGGCCAGTACACGCGCGGCAGGTCGAAGCTCGAAGCCGAACGGCGCAGCGCATGAGCGCCGCATCGGGTCAGGCGTACGAGCCGGAGCCGCACCGTATCGATGTGGTGGCCGGGGTGTTGGTGCAAACCGATGGGCTGATCAGTGGGCTGGGGCAGACCCGGACTGTGGCGCGCTGCTCGTGCGGCTGGTCCGTGCAGCGGCAGCTGTCGTCCGCGGTTTACAACCAGGTGAAGAAGCACCGCCGCGAGGTGGCGTCATGACTGACAGCGTCGAGGGCGACATCGTCCTACAACTCACCGCGCTGCAGGAGCAGATCGAAGACGCACGCAGATACCTGGCCGAGCACGGCAGCGTGCCTGGGCTGGTGCGACCGTCGCTCGTCGACATGGCCGCAGACGTGGTCCGCCAGCGTGACGAGGCTCGGGCCGACGTGGAGCGGACCATGCAGGCTGAGGCCGCCATCAGGGATGCACTGACCGTGCAGCGTGACGAGTCGCGGGCCGAAGTGGAGCGGCGCCAGACCTGCCTTCGGTGTCGCACCATCGCCCCGCCCGCCACCATGACTGCCGTCGAAGCGCTCGCCCTGGTCCGCGAATCGGGCCACATGACCAGCGACGGACTGGCCTACGTTGCCGGGCTTCTTGCCGGAGTCGGGGTGGCGCCATGAACGGGCTGCCGACTGTGGTCACGGTTGCGGCGATCCTCGTCGGGGCCGGGTCGCTGGTGTTGATGTGGGCCGATGAGCGCTGGATCCGCCGGCAGAAGGAACTGATGTCCAGGTGCCGCTGCGTGGCATGCCGGGGGGTGCGGCGATGAGCCCGGAGGACGCGTTCGCGTCGCAGCTGCCGCCCGTCGAGGCCGTTTTGCAGCTGGTGCAGATCGAATCGATTTTGGAACAGGCGGGGCTGCGTGAGGGGCATCCCACGTTAGCCGATGCGGTGCGCACCGTGGTCGATGTTGCGGTGGGCCGCGACACCGTCGATGCGCGCATGGTGTCGGCGCGACTCAGACATCCGGCAGGACGAGGAAGGGCAGCGAAGATATGAACACGCAAGCAAGCGACCACGAGCGGCGCACCCTGGCTGGGGTGCGTAACTATCTGGGCGACTGGGCCGAGATGTGCGACTGGCAGTCCGCCACTCTGCGCACCCTCGGCTATCTGGATGCGCTGATCCGAGAGGACATCGACACACCGACGGTGGCCGAAGATGCGGCCGGGCAGGGTTCAGGCTTCTCGCTGGTTTCGGAGCCGTCCGCGCAGGACGCCATCGTGGCTGATCCTCGCGGGCTGGTGTGGCATCACCTCGGACACGAGTGGGTCGCATGGTCTCCATACGACAAGGATCATGTGCACCAGCGGTGGGACCAACTTCACCGCCCGCTGCGGTTGGTGTTCGGGGGGATAGCCGAATGAGCGCCGCCGAGAGTGTGACGGTGGTGGAACCTGAGCGCAGCCACATGGTGCGGATGGTGTGGCAGGACACGACGATCACCTGCACATGCTGGTGTGGCTGGTCTGCGGAGATCACCGACCCGAATGGCCGGGACTGTATCGGGCAGCGCCGCCACTTCCGCGACGCCCAGCAGTTGGCCGCGTGGCACCAGTACCCGGACCTGCCCGCAGCTGAAGCTGTCGACGCGCTGGCCTGCGAGTTGTGGGCGCGGCTGCTGGATTGGCCGGTGGATGTGCGATGAGCGCCAAACTGTCGACGGAGCATCTGGTGCAGGTGCTGCAGCGCACGGGTGGGGCACGGTTGGAGTGCTCCGGCTGCACATGGTCCGCGACGATCACCGTCTATGACTGCTTGCCGCGGCCGCTGAACACCGCCGAATACCGGCAGGTCGCATTCGAGGCCCGGGCTTTGGCCGATGCGCACCGCTACTCGTGGGACGGCCGGACATGAGTAGCGGGGTGACGTCGCTGGTGGTGCGGATCCCGGGCACCCCTCGCACTCAGGGGTCTGCGGCGCTGGCCGGGGGGCGCATGTACAAGAAGGCCAGCGAGAAGGCGCACCGGGAACTGGCTGTGTGGCTGATGCGCAAGGAGTGGGCCGGGGTGCGCATTGCCACGGGCCCGGTCCGGGTCGACATCCGCGCCGAGTTCCACCGCCCAGCCGCCCACTACCGCACAGGACGTTTCGCTGCGGACCTGAAACCTTCCGCCCCTCACACCCCACACGCCCAGAAGCCGGACGCGGACAAGATCGGCAGGCTGATCTGCGACGCGCTGACTCTGTCCGGGGTGATCGCCGACGACGCCCAGGTCGCAGAGCTGCGCGTAGAGAAGCGCTGGATTCCGCGCGGCGAAGAATCCGGCACGACCGTCACTTTGACCGCCGTCGACATCCTCACCGTGAAGGGCACACACCATGACCAATGACGAGTCTCGCTGGCAGGAGATCGAGGACGGGGTGCGGCTGCTGCGCTACGGCCATCTGAACAGTCACGACGGTATCGACCGTGCCCGCCTCGATGACCTGGCCGCCAAGCATGGTGCCCGCCCGGATGATGTGCGCGCCATGTTCGACGCCGCGGTGGACCGCAACGAGTTCCCGCGCCCTGATGATCTGTCGCGGGTCGTGCCGACGCCGGCCGGTGAGCGCAGGGCAAAGCCGGTGGATGGCCCGCCGCCGCGGAAACGCTGGAAGTGCCCTGTGTGCAAACTCGAGTTCTCCGCGATGGGTTCCTACAATCATCTGGCTGCGTGCCGCAAGAAAAACGCGCCCACAGACCCGCCTCGTACGGAGCACCCGAACACGGGTGAGGCGGATGCGCCGGTCGGGGTGGACTCTTCTCCTACCCCGGCCGGCGACACCCCCGGGGTCGACGCACCCCCTGCTGGCACGGTGACCCTGGCCGACAGGATGGGCGAGGCGCTGGATTCGGCGCAGAAGGTGCACGCCGCCGCCGCGCAGATCGCCGCATTCATCCAGTCCGAGCCCGGGCTTGATGCTGTGCAGCCGTCGGAGTCTCCGGCGCTGATCGCGCAGCTGGCCGACACCGCGACCTATCACCCGTCGCCTGTGGTGGCTCGGGCTGCGATCGCCGCGCATGAGGCTTTGCGCACGTTTGAGCGGCTGTCTGCGGACTGGGAGCAGTTGACCGAGCTGCGTGCACGGATCGCCGAACTCGAGGGGCACCTGGGTGTGCCAGAGGCGCAGGTGGCGTGATGGCCGGCTGCACGATCCGTGGCTGTCACCGCGACCACCGCGCGAGGGGGCTGTGCTCGCCGCACTATCTGCGCCAGCTGCTGTACGGCGACCCGCTGGCCGGGATGCCCGTGCGGCCGCGGCGCCGCAACCCTGGCGATCATTGCCCGACGTGTGAGGACATCGAGTTCCTGATCTCGATGGGGAACCGGGACATGTTGGAGATCGCGACCCGGACCGTGTCTACCCATCCGGTCAACTATCGGCGCATCGAGGCGCTGCGGGTGCATCTGCGCCGCCACAGCCGGCAGGATCTGCTGGACCGCATCGAACCGCGGCTGGTGTCCGCATGAGCGCCCACGGAACGTACGCCATGTACACCCGCGGCGGGTGCCGCTGCCAGCCGTGCCGCGATGCCACAGCCGCCTACCAGCGCCGCTACCGGATGGAGTGCGCGCAGCGGCGTTGGGGCGCCTCGGAGTCGTGGCTGGTCGATGCGCAGCCTGTGCGTGAGCACATCGCGATGCTGCGCACACACGGTCTGGGTTGGCAGCGCATCGCGACCCTCGCCGAGGTGCCTCGGGTGACGGTGTCGCGTCTGTCCGGGCACGGCGATCCGCGCCGCCCGCAACGCCGCCTGGCACGCACATCGGCCGAGCGGATCCTGGCTGTCACCCCCGATCAGGCCGCCGGCCGGGCGCTGGTGCCGTCGGGTCCGACGGTGCGCCGGCTGCAAGCGTTGGCCGCCGCGGGTTGGACGTTGCAGGCGCTGGCTGACCGGCTCGGGGTGTGGCGCCAACACGTGTCGGTGGTGCAGTCCGGTGACCGGGAACTGGTGCGCGCAGACACCGCGAGGGCTGTGACCCGCGTGTACCGCGACCTGCACATGACCCCGGGGCCGAACAGGCACACCGCTGCGAGGGCCCGCCGGCGTGGCTGGCTGCCGCCGCTGGCATGGGACGATATCGACGCAGGGGTGGTGGGTGACACCGCGCAATGGGTGGGCTGCCAGATGTGCGATGACGTCGCTGCCGCGTTGGCTGCCGGCGCAACCCCGGACCAGGCCGCGAGGGTCATGTCCGACGCCCAGTTGGCCCATTCGCGGCGCTCGGCCCTGTCCAAGCATCTGCATGCGCATGCCCGCTGGGATTTGCTCGAAGCGGTCGGGTTGACGGGGGTCGCGGCGTGAGTATCGAGGAGCACGAGGTTGTCGACACTGCGCTGCGAGGGTTCGGCGCCGGGCGGGTGTCGTGCTCGTGCGGGTCGACGTTCCTGTCGACGTGGGATTGGCAGACCCATGTGGAGCAGGCCGAGGGCAACATCAGCGTCGACGGGCCCGGGCTGACTGTGCCGCGGGCCTGTGACCACCTGGCCGCCGTGTTGGATTCGCGGCGCCGCCTCACCGTCACCGAATGCCTGTCCCTGGCCGCTTTGGCCGCATCGTTGAAAGGTCGAGGGCTATGACTTTCGAGCAGGCTGTACTCACTGTGTTGGTTGCTGCGGCCGCGATCGGCGTCGCGCTGGGCTGGCTGCGCTGGCGGGCCCGCCCCGCCCAGGGCTGGCCGGACTGGGACGACATCCCGGACCTGTGCATGCGCTGCGGGGTTGACCTGCCGCTGCGTGACCGCATCGAACCGATCCCGGGCTCGGTGATCGACGTCGTCTACGCGCCCGTCGGGATGTCGTGTGAGTCGACCGGTATCGCCGGCTGGCTGTGCGGCCCGGTCTGCGCCAGGGCATGGAACGACCAGCACAACCACGTCCACCACCAACAACCGGAGAACCGCACATGACGCGCACCCTGTTCGCCTGGCTCGACATCGAAACAACCGGGCTCGACCCGGACTGCGATCACCTGTTGGAGGTGCACTGCCAGATCACCGACGAGGCGTGCAACTGCATCGGCGTCTAGCATGCCCTCGTCTCGCTCCCCGACGGCTGGGACCACGCACACCCCGAACTGTGGCCCGTGGACCAGGTGGTGCTGGACATGCACACCCGCAACGGGTTGTGGGCCGAGATCCGGTCCGCCGGGGCGCACCTGGCAGCCGAGGACGACGTCATCGATGACCTGATCCGCTGGATCGGGTTCTATGCCGGCGACGGCGTCACGATCCATCCCGCCGGATCCGGCATCTCCCGCTTCGACATTCCGTGGCTGTTCTCCCGCGCCGACCCCGATCTGGGCTGGCCGCTGCACTACCGGGAGTTGGACATCTCGGGCATGCGGATGGTGTTCGAGCGCGCCGGGTGGGCTGTGCGCCGCACCGGAGGGCCGGAGCATCGCGCCGGGCGTGACGTGCGCGACGAGATCGACGAATACCTGTTCATGTCCGGGCTCATCGACTCCATCCGTGACGTAGCCGCAGCGGCGGGCACGTGGCCGAAGATGGTCACGCGGTGAGCCGGCCCCGCCGCTGGCGAGGCATCCCACGGGCAGACGGCCACTCCGGCTACGACTCGATCGAGTGCCGCTGGTGCGGGCACCGCATGCCCGCCGACATCACCCTCCTACCCGCAATGTCCGCGCACACCCTCGAATGCCACGAACCGAAGGACGCAGCATGAAGATCGATTTCAGCGAGCACAAGTTGACTGCGCTCCACGACGACGGCAACTACCGGCACTTGACCGGTCGGCACCCCGACACGTGGATGTGGGGATTCCAGGTGATGACGTGGCCCTATCATCTGGCAGTCACCGGAGATCTCGGATACGCCACGTTCACAATCAACGACCGGGACGTGCTGCCCTACTTCGCCAACGTGGACTACCACTACTGGGCCGAGAAGGCAGAAGCAGCAGGCACCGCACGGGTCCGAGCATTCAGCGCAAGCAGAGCCACGCAGGGACTCCTGGACCGCTCCGGCGACAGTCACCCCATCGAACTGCCGCGGCTCATTGCAGACCTCCACGAGGGCATGACTGCGCACGAGTACGGCGAAGTGGTCGAATCCCACGGGCTCGCAGGAGTGGAGACCTACGAGGTGCTGGACGATGGCCGCATCATCGACCCCCACTTCAAGAACGTGTGCGACGCGGTCGCATGGACCCGGCAGCAGTACCTAGCAGCCCAGGACGCAGCATGAGCACGGTCAAAGGCCACTCAGTGGCCACACCAAGACACAGCCCTGCCGGCGGGTACGCGACCTTGTGCCAGTGCGGCTGGGCCTACAGCGGCATCTTGCGCGTCCTGGTCGACGAGCAGCGAGCACAGCACAGGTGGCGCGCCCCGCAACCGATCCGACCAGGCTGGCGTTGCCCATGCGGCGTATGGTTCAACACTCGACGGGACCGCGAGTCGCACATGCTCGAATGCGGCGAAGCCCCTGCGGGGTGGACAGCATGAGTACCGCAGCCGAGCGCTATGACCAGCTGCTGCGCGCCTACCTGATCGAACCGGACCCGGCCAAGAGTGACGCCATCCTGGCCGAAGTGTTGGCCGCCGGGCGCATGGTCGACGAGGGGCCGGCCCCGCGGCCGACGAGGGCTGCCCTCGCGGCAGACATCGAACAGTGGAGTGCGCAGCGAACCGTCGAAAACCCGCAGAGTCGCTACGACGACTGGCACGAGGGAGTCGCCTACGGCATGGGGCTGGCCGCCGATTTGGTCCGCGGCACCGTCACGCTGCGGCGCTCCTGTCACCACATCGCGTGGACGATCGAGGCCGACGGGGCGATCCGGGGCACCGCGACCTGCCACGAACCAGAAGGATCCGACTGCCGCGCATACTGCGCAAGATTCTGCGACGTCGATGATGACGCCTGCCAGACCGAACTTGCCCGCGGTACATGCGTCACGTGCGGTGAGTCGCTGCTGCCAGACGGCGAGTGCAACTTCATTACGTGGATCGAGAACAGCGATGGCTGGCAGTGGTCCTACAGCGGACCCGAAGTGCCCCTCGCCTCCGGCCCGATCGAGTTCGACTGGGACGGAGACACATGGACCTGGTCCTACGTGGAGGTCGAATCGTGAGCCAACGACACCGGGCGGCCGCGTTCGCACGCTGGCGCAAGCAGCGCGCCCACGATCAGACCGTGTGGTGGCTGGAGCACGCGGCCGAGCGGGCGCGACTACGGGCCGTGGACCTATCGCACAGCGCAGCAATCGCCAAGCATCCCGCCGACGCACGCAAGCTGCGAGGCATGGCCTGCGCGAACATCGACGCCAGTTACACACTGGCCGCGATCGCAGACGATGTGCGCGACGGGAACTGGCCGGTGCCTCATGCCTGAACTGTCTGCGGCTGCGCGCGGGGCCGGTCCGTGGACCGCGTCACGCGGATGGTTCCGCTGCTACCTGTGCCCCGGCCCTGTCTTCAAGCATCCGGGCGGATCCCGCGGCTGGCGCAACCACTACCTACACACCCACTACACACCGGAAGGACGGCACTGATGGGGCTTCCCTGGGTGCGGCTCGACTCCGCGTTCGCAAGGAATCACAAGATCATCGACCTGGCGCACGGTAAACGGTGGCAGGCCATCGTCACCTACGTCGCAGGGCTCGGCTACTCAGGGGAGCACGGCCTCGCAGGGTTCATCCCGGAGCCGTCGCTGCCATTCATCCACGGCACCAAAACGATCGCCTCGCAGCTGTGTGAGGCAGGTCTGTGGATCTCCGTTCCCGGAGGTTGGGAGGTCAACGACTGGGCCGAATATCAGCCGACGAATGAGGAAGCCGAGCGGCGCCGCACACGGGCGCAGACAGCTGCCCGGGCGCGCTGGGAGAAAGCCCGCGCGAAAGACCCCGTCACCAACATCGCCGACCGGAGAAGAGGAATGGCATGACACTGCCCGGCCGCTGGGTGAAGCACACCCTGCCGAACAAGCGCAAGCCGTACACCCTGCCCAAACCCGAGACCCACACCCTCCCCGAACCAGAGACGAACGTGCTCCCCGAGCCCGAGGAATACGACATTCACTGGCGAGACAAGCAATGCCCGTAGCAATGCTCAGAGCAATGCAGCAAGCAATGCACGTACGTAACGGACGCACGGACTGACTCACGAAGAAAGTGGCTGATGCAGACGGGAACCCTTTCGGTAGTCAACGCACACGCGCATATGCCGAGATTCATCGATCAGCCTGTGGACAACCAACAACCGCACACCAGGAGGCACCCAGCATGACAAGCACCGACCTCGCAACCGCAACCCTGCCAGACCGGAGAGGGTCGTCTGCTATCGCTCGGATTCTCGACAGAGTCGAGATTGTCGGGCCTCTCGGTTGCTGGATCTATCCCACCCTGAACGATTCTGGATACGGCGTCATCGGAGTGGGAGGTCGAGGTGGGCCGACCATGCGAACGCATCGGGTGGCCTACGAGCACATGGTTGGCCCGATCCCGAAAGGCATGGATCTAGATCACGTCTGCCGAGTAAGGGCTTGCTGCAACCCAGCTCATGTGGTTCCAGTTACTCGCGGGGAAAACCTGGCCCGCGGGGTGAAGAAGACATTGCAAACACACTGCAAGCAAGGCCACGAGATGACAGGCGCCAACGTAAAACACACCAAGAGGCAACGTATCTGTCTGGAATGCGCCAGACGCGCATCCCGCGAATACCAAGCCCGCAAACGAACGAAGGGCGAATCAGCATGAGCACTGCGAACCTTGCCAAGCAGGACAATTCACTGGATGACAGGCTGCGCTACGCGGAAGCGTTGTCGCAAGCATCAATGCTGCCGCCCCACTTCAGGGGTAAACCTGCAGACGTGCTTCTTGCGATGGAGTGGGGGGCCGCGCTCGGCATGGCCCCGATGCAAGCCATCAACTCGATCCATGTCATCAACTCCAAGCCGGGCTTGTCCGCAAACGCACTGGCCGCCCTGGTGCGCCGTGAGGGTCACCGGATGCGCGTGACCGGAGACGATAAGACCGCCACTGCCAGCATCTGGCGCCGTGACGACCCGGACTTTGAGTACCGCGTCACCTGGACTATGGACATGGCCAAACGAGCCGGACTGCTCACAGGTAAGGACAACTGGGACAAGTACCCGGGCGCGATGCTGAAAGCACGGGCGCAGACCGCTGTCGTGCGCGACGCCTGCCCCGAACTGATCATCGGGCTCCCCGGAGACGACACCGACGACGGCGACGACGCACCCACCTGGGCAACCCCGGTGCAGGCCACTGCCGAACGCATCACAGTCGACACCGCGACCGGCGAAATCTTCGACGCCCCGGCCGACCCGCAGTTCCTCGACCTCGACGCGATCGGCGCAGACATCGAGCACGCAGACATGGGCGGGCTACGCGACGCATGGACCCGCCACCAGTCGCACCCGGACTGGCCCGAGATCGCCCAGATGATCACCGCCCGCAAAGCGCAGCTCGAAGCATCCGAGGGGGCCGAGCAGTGACCCGCCACCCATCCCGAGGACCAGCCCAACCGAGGACCTACCCCACCGACTGGCGCGACGAACTGGACGACCTGCGCACGATGCTGGCCGAGGCGGGCCGGACAGGGCCGCTGCGGGACGAAATCGCGACGCTGCTACACGAGGTAGGGGTCGCCCGTGACGCGGGCTACGCGCAAGGGTGGCGCGATGCGCTCGGGCTGGGTCCGGGTGAGTCCCAATGATCGACATGGGATGGATGGACCGCTATCTCGGCCGCCGAGAGTCCTGCGCCGTGGTGGTGATTGACGTCGCACGCTGGGCCACCGCCGAGGACTTCGATGCGGTCGTGTCCGAGATTCGGGAAGCGAAGGGGTGGGAATCGGAGCGCGAACGGATCGCGCAGCTCGTGGAATCGCTGCCGGTCGGGATGTGGGCAGACAGCCACCCGGACTATCGCGGCCCCACCCCCACCGAGATCGCCGCGAAGATCCGGGGCATGGCATGAGTAGCCGGGAGGGCAGATGCGCGGTGTGCACCCGCCCGATCCGAGACGCAGACCCCGACCCGACAGGCCCGGTGTGCCACTGGTGCGCCAGCCGCATGCGCGACGGGCTCGACACCATCGGCGCCGCGTGGCAAACCCTCGCCCTGGCCTACCAGCCGGCATCGGCCACAGCCGGCGCCGGCACCGAACCGGCGCTGCCCGGTGGCGCATCGCGGCTGTCATTCATTGCCCGCGGTTTGGGTTCGCCGACTGGCAGGCTGTCGTGCATCGCGGCGAGCATGCACGCCGCGGCCACCGACTCGCCCGTACCCACGACCAGCCAGATCCCGGTGGCGACGCTGCCTCTGGTGGTGCAGGCGATCCGGGTAGCCATCGACTCCGGAGGCATGCACGACCCGCACATCGTTGACCACGCCGCCACCATCGGCCAACTCGCCGCACTCGGCACCACCCTCTGCGGATGGGACGAGCAAGGCCAGTGGGTGACCTGCCCTGTCGACACGGAGCAGGGTGTGTGTGGGCGCCGGCTGCGCATCGACCTGGCCGCACCGGACCGTGCCGTGCAGTGCTGGTGGTGTCAGACGATGTGGACGCCGGCGCAGCTGCTGTACCGGGCAGTGCACGGTGGTGGCGAACTGTGGGCTGACCCCGAGGCGATCGCCGGGGTGACCCAGATCCCACTGACCCGCATCCGACGGTGGAAGTCAGCCAGGAAGATCCGTTCCCGCGGCCAGCTGGTCCTCGCCTCCGATGTCATCGCCGCGAGGGATGCCGCGATCCACGATGCGCATCGGCAGCTGGCAGCGCAGATGCGCACACCCGCGACTGTGAACGTGCGCTACCGCTGCCACACATGCGGTGAGCTGCACGAGGTGACAGGGTCGACGCTCACCGATGCGCACACCGCGATCGAGCAGGCGCAAACCGAACACGCTGCCCGCCACTCCCGCCGCTGGCACACCGACGGGAGCAGCGAACCCGCCTGACGCGTCACGCTTGACTTGACAACCAAACCCTGGCAATCTACTAGGGTCATGCCAGTGGTGTGCAAGGGCCGGGACTAACCTCCCGGCCCTCGGCATGTGCGGAGGTGGACAAGGTGCAGGACCCGCGCAAGTCCCGCGCCTACCGCGACGCCCGCACCAAGTTCCTTGCGCGTTCCGCGCCGGTCTGTCACTGGTGCGGCGTCGCGGTCTCCGATGACCTGCCGATGGGCCACCCTCGTAAGGCCACCACGGATCACACCATCGAGGTCGACCGGGCGCCTTCCCTCGCACTGGACACGCGGCTTTGGGTCGTGGCGTGTTGGGGCTGCAACTCCAAGCGAGGGTCGCGCTACTGGCACGACGGCCGCGGCTCCGAACCTTCGGGTGTCGGCTCACCGTCGCGCGAATGGTGAAACGTCCTTCCGGTTTTTAGTGTCGGGGGGCTGTCGACCCGCCCCGGAACATTATTTCTCTCCCCGTAATATTCGGAGGTCGCGAATATGTCGACCTGCAATAAGTGCGGCACCACGTTGCCGCAGCAGACCGGGCGTGGCCGCCCTCGCAGCATGTGCACCGACTGCAGTCCCCGCCGGGGCTCGCCGAAGTTGCGCCCCGTGACTGCACTGCCCGTCGCTCCGCCCGTGGTCGAAGTCGACCCGCCGGAAAGCGTCAAAGAGGCCGTGACCCGCGAACTGGTCGCTGCCGGCCGCCGCTGGTCGTCGGCTGGGATGGCCGCGGTGCTGCTGGCACAGAAACTCGACGAGTCCGCCTGGGAGCCGGGCACTGGTGCCGCGGTGCTGGCCCGGCAACTGTCCGCGACGATGGGTGAGGCGCTGGCTGATGCGAACGTTGACACCGCCGACGACCTCGACAAGCTCCTCGCTGACGGCTGACTACGGCCGGCCCCCGACCTACAGCAGCCTGGTCGACGCGTCGATCACCCGCGGCCCGAAGGTCGCGAAGTTGTGCTCGATGCTGGGGTTCGCCCCGGATCCGGAGCAGCGACTCGTACTTGACCAGACATTCGCCGTCGACGCCGATGGATTCCCGAAAGCGTCGACGGTGGTGATCCTCGCCCCGAGGCAGAACTTGAAGACCGCGGCGCTGCAGATGATGGCCCTCGGGTGGCTGTTCGTAGCCGCCGAACAATCGATCGTGTGGACCGCGCACGAGTTCTCCACCGCGCAGAAGGCCTTCGAGTCGCCGCACGGTGACGGGATGGCACAGCGGGTGGAACGCTCCCCGATGCTGGCCCGGCGGGTGCGGAAAGTGAGTAGGACGAACGGCGACGAGTCGATCATCCTGCACACCGACGCGTCGCTGTCGTTCCGCGCCAGGACGAAGGCCGGCGGCCGTGGTCTGACCGCAGACAAAGTGATCTTGGATGAGGGTTTCGCGTTGCAGCCGGTGCAGCTCGGTGCGCTGGTCCCGACGATGATGGCGCGACCTCGCGGCCAGATCATCGTCGCATCGTCGGCGCCGCGCAAGAACTCGTCGGTGCTGCGCGACTACATCGAACGCGGCCGCGCCGGGGAACCGGGCATCGCCTACATGGAATGGGGCGACCCGTTCCCGGATCAGTGCAGCACGGAGGACTGCGACCACGCCAGGACGACGCGTGGCTGCGCCCTCGATGACCTGGAACGGCTGGCAGCTGCGAACACCGCCTACCCGCACAGGATCTCCGAGGCATCATTCCGGGCGGCACGTCGGGCGTTGACCCCGCGGGAGTTCGCGATCGAGATCATGGGCTGGCACGAGGAGCCCGAGCAGACCACATCGGATTTGACTGTGGAGATTTGGGCGGCTGGAGTGACAACAGAGGCACCATCGGGCCGGCTGGTCATCGCAGCGGACACCGCACCCTCGCACGCATGGTCATCCATCGCCGTGGTCGGTGGCGGTGTGCTGGAACTGGCCGACCGCCGCCGCGGTTCGTCGTGGCTGCCGGAACGGCTGCGCGACATGTGCGACCGGCACGGCATCTACGAGGTGGTGCTGGATCCGGCAGGGCCGATCGCCGGGGTGATCCCCGACATCGAGGCCGCTGGCGTGCGGGTGCGGATGTTGACCGGGACGCAGGCCGCCGCCGCATGTGGGGCGTTCGTCGAATCGATTTCGCAGCAGCGCATCAAACCGCGGCACGCTGACGCGTTCTTGTCGGCTGTGGCCGGGGCGCAGCGGCGCAAGGCCGGCGACCGGTGGAAGTGGTCGCGTGCCTCATCCGAGGTCGACATCAGCCCGCTGGTCGCTGCGACGTGGGCCGCGTGGGCGTGGCTCGATGACCAGGCCGCCGACTACGTCCTCGAAGAATCCTTCTACTGAGTGGGGCAACAATGCTGGAACTGGTGACGACTGTGATGGAGGTGCTGGCCGTGGTGCTGATCGCTGCTGGCGCGGGTGTCGTGGCCGGAGTCCTCATCGGGGGTCTGCTCGGTGCCGGTGTGGGGCTGATCGTGTGCGGTGGGCTGCTGGGGGCCGCGTCCGCCGTTGTGGCAGTCCGGACGGCCGCCGCATGAGCCTGTTCTTCCCCCGCCAGCAGCGCAGCACCGGTCTGGGTGCGTTCGCGCCGCCGGGGCCGACGTCGACCGAGGCTCGCATGGCTGGGAACCCGAACGACCGCAGTCTGCGGGTGTCTGCGGTGTGGGCTGCCCGCCGGCTACGCGCCTCACTGATTTCGACCCTGCCGCGCGACGTGTACCGCAAACTGCCTGACGGCCGGTCGGTGGAGGTTGCCCGCACAGGGTTCTTCACCCGCCCGAGCAGCTTGTTCGATTGGCAGGAGTGGGTGTACGCCACCCAGATGGATCTGGATGCCTACGGCAACGCATTCGGGATCGTCACGGTGCGTGATGGTGCAGGGCGGCCGGCATCGATCGAGTTGTCGTCCGCGAAGGAGTGGACGGTGCGCCTGGTCGGTGGGGCACCGCAGTACCGGCGCCTCGGTGTGCTGGTCGACACGTTCGACGTGTGGCATGAGCGGCAGTATGTGGTGCCCGGTGTGCCCGTCGGGCTGTCCCCGGTGGCGTACGGCGCGATGAGCGTCGAGCACAACCTGAGCGCGCAGGAGTTCGCGCTGCAATGGTTCACCAGTGGCGCTGCCCCGTCCGGGGTGTTGCGTAACAGGGAGCGGGTCCTCGACGGCACTACCGCCCAGGTCGCCAAGGACAGGTTCAAGGCTGCGACGCAGCGCCGCGAACCGTTCGTCGCCGGCGCGGACTGGGAATGGCATGCCGCGGACGCTGCCGGGTCGGATGCGAAGTTCCTCGACGCGATGGGCGCCACGAGTGTGGACGTCGCCAGATATTTTGATGTGCCGGCTGACCTGATCGACGCCGCAGTCAGCGGACAGAGCATCACGTACGCGAACATCACTGAGAGAATGTTGCAGTTCCTGGTAGTGCATCTGGGGCCGGCTATCGCGCGCCGGGAAAACGTGCTGTCCGAGCGGCTGCTCGCCGCGCCCCGATTCATGAAGCTCAACTCCGAGGCGCTGCTGCGGATGGATCCGGCTGCGAAGATGACGCTGCTCGGGTCCGCGATCGATTCGCGCATCCGCACCCCCGACGAGGCCCGCGCGATCCTCGACCTCGAACCGCTGACCGAGGACGACTACATGCAGTTCGACCGACTGTTCCCCCGGAACTCGGCGGCGTACGCCAACGCCAACCCCGACGTTTCCCACCCTGACGTGAACGAGTGAGGAGCCCCACAGTGGATGACCTACGCACTGCCGCGCAGGCGCGGGCTGCGGGTGTGACCCAGCGGTCGCATCGCCCGCAGCAGCGTCAGGCCGCCGACGGTGGGGGCCGGGTGTCGTTCCGCGCCGCCCTGTCCCTTGACGACACGGACGGGCTGCGGTTCCGCGGCTACGCCACGGTCTACGAGGCCCCGTATGAGATGGCCGACTTCTTCGGGCCGTATGCGGAGGTGGTGTCTGCCGGCGCCGCCGCCGACACTTTGAACCGCGGCGATTTGGATGTGCCGTTCGTGCTCGGGCATGACCAGCTGCGGCGCATCGCTCGCACGACGAACGGCACGCTCACCCTGACCGAGGATGAGACGGGGCTGCTGGTGGAGGCCACCCTCGACCCGTCCGATTCCGACGTTGCCTATATCGCCCCGAAGTTGCGCGCCGGGCTGATCGACGAAATGTCGTTCGCGTTCCGCATCACCAGCGGGCTGTGGTCCCCGGACTACAGCGAGTACCGCATCGACCGTTTCGATCTGCATCGCGGAGATGTCGCGATCGTCGGGTTCGGTGCGAACCCTGCCACTGCCGGATCCGGGCTGCGCCACGCGCCCGATCTGGCACATCTGCGTGCGCGGCTGCTGCTCGCGTCCGCGCTCTGATTCTCCCCACCACCCTGGTGGGGTTTCGGTCCCTCGCACGCTGCGGCCTGACCAGCGGACCTCCTCCTGTATCACCCGAACCCTTGAAAGGGGAAACACGATGACTCTCGAAGAGCTCATCACGCGGGCGCGTACCGACCTGGCCGCGCTGCTCGCTGACCGCAACTCCAAGACCGAAACCCTTACCGCCCTGCGTTCCGCGGACACCCTCGACGAGGCGACCGTGGAGGCCGCTATCGCCGCCCGCGACGCGCTCGACCCGAAGATCGCCGCCGGGCAGGCCCGACTCGAAGAGCTCGAGGCCGAGCTGCTGCGCGACCAGGCCGCGGCAGAGTTGGCGTCCCGCTTCCACATGGTTGCCCCCGAGCAGCGTGCCGGTGTCTCGGTGATTTCGGAGCCGGAGGTGTACACCCGCGAAGGCCACGTCTCCTACTTCAAGGATCTGTACCGGGCCAAGGTGCACGGTGACCGTGACGCTGTCGACCGCCTCTCGCGCAACGACAAGGCTGTGCAGTCCCGCGCCATCGGCACCCCTGACGGTGGCATCGGCGAGTTCATCCCGCCGCTGTGGATCACCGACGAGTACGAGGCGTTCGCCCGCGCCGGCCGTGTCGCAGCTGACCTGCTGCGCAAGGAGGTTCTGCCCGGTGGCACCGACTCGATCAGCCTGCCGATCGTCACCGGCGGATCTAGCGTCGGCGAGCAGACCGAGGGTTCGGCTGCGTCCGAGACGGACATGACGTCGTCTAGCACCACGGCCGCAGTTGCAACGATGGCCGGGTTGCAGACGTCGTCGCTGCAGCTGGTGGAGCAGTCCCCGTTCAACATCGACTCCATCATCTTGGGCGATTTGGCCGCGGATCACGCGCGGAAGGTGTCGCAGTTCGTCATCTCCAACAACGCGGCGAACAAACGCGGTCTGCTCAACGTTTCCGGCATCAACGCGATCACGCTCACCACGGGTAGCCCCACGTTCCCGCTGCTGTGGCCGAAGCTCGTAGACGCGCAGCTGCAGGTCCACACCGGTCGGCTCCTGCCCGCGACGCACATCCTCATGCACCCGCGCCGTTGGGCGTGGTTGCAGTCGCAGCTGGACTCGACCGGCCGCCCGTACGCGTCGGCTGACATCGACTTCCCGCTGCTGGCCACCGTGAACGGTTCGGTGCCGGAGGGCTTCGCCGGGCAGATCCGTGGCATGTCGCTGCCGGTCTACCTCGACCCGAACGTGCCCATCAACCTGGGTTCGGGCACGAACGAGGACCGCATCATCGTGTTCCGGCCGGCTGACAGCGTGCTGTTCGAGTCCGCCCCGCAGGCCGAGGCGTTCCGCGAAACGAAGTCGAAGGAATTGCAGGTCGTGTTCCGGTTGTACAACTACATCGCGCTGCTCAACGCTCGCGCGCCGAAGTCGATCAGTGTGATCGCGGGTACCGGCCTGGTCACCCCGACGTTCTGATCGCCCTAGAAGTCGTGCCCCGGCCGTTGCTGCCCTCCGGCCGGGGCACGGCACTACCCTCGGAGGTTCCCAATGGCAGACCCGTGGCTAGATGCACTCCGCAACGAACATGCCGGCTACGTGGCCCAGGGCCACTCTGACCGTGCCGCCGAGGTGCAGGACCAGATCGACCTGATCACCGGAGCAGCGCAAGAGCGCGCCGAGCAACCCAAGCAGGCCGCCGCTGCGAAGCGTGGCCGCCAGACGCGTAAGGGGGTCTGATTGTGACGAGTCCTGGTCTCACTCCCGGTCTCACTGTGCAGGCCGACTCGGGGCGTAATGACGCTTTCGGCCGGATGCGCACATCGGAGCCGCGCACGTTGTTCTCGTCGACTCATGTGGTGACTGACGGGGCTGACTTCTGGCAGACCATCCTCACCGGCGCGGGTGCCACCACACACCTGCCTAATGAGGCTGCGGTGCGGCTGCGGTGCGGAACTGACTCCGGCGATGCCGTGGTGCGTCAGACGTACCGCTACTTTCCCTACATTCCCGGCAAGTCGCAGTTGATATTTCTCACCGGCACCGTCGGTGACGAAACGGACGGGGTCCGCAAACGCTGGGGCTACTTCGACTCCGCAGACGGGCTGTTCTGGGAGCAGACGGCCGCGGGTGTGTCGGTGGTGAGACGGTCCTCGGTGACCGGTTCGCCTGTCGATGTTGCGGTGGCCCAGGTCGGCTGGAATCTTGACCCGTGCGACGGGCTCAGTCCGTCCGGCATCACCATCGACTGGGCCACATCTCAGGTGTTCGTGATCGACTTCGCGTGGCTCGGGGTGTCCCGGGCACGTATGGGTGTCGTGATCGACGGGCAAGTTATCTACGTTCACGAGTGGCTGAACGCTAACGTGTTCCCCGGCGTCTATATGTCCCGGGCGAACCTGCCGGTGCGCTACGAGATTGAGAACCTTGACGACACCGAAGCGGCCACTGACCTGTTACAGATTTGCTCAACGGTCATCACCGAGGGCGGTGGGGAATCGGACCTGTCAACGCGGATACGCACCGCGAACAACGGCACCGCCTCTGTGAGCGTGACGACGAGGCGCGCGGTGTTGTCGATCCGGCCGGCTGCCACCTTTAACGGGCGCGTGAACCGTGGGCTGATCGCGCCGCTGGATATTTCGCTGACCAACATCTCGAACCAATCGGTGCTGGTGGAGGTCGTGCGCGGCGGTGCCCTCGGGGGTACGCCGTCGTGGTCTGCGGTGTCGCCATCGTCGATTGTGGAGCGCGACAGCGCCGGTACGACCGTTACCGGCGGTGAGGTCATCTGGTCGGGCTACGTGGTCGCCTCATCCCAGAACCCTGGGCATGTGAACCTGCCTATCGCCGATCTTGCCAAGGCTGATATTCCGCTGACGGTGGATGCGGCCGGGGCTAATCCGGTGTCGCTGTCCGTGGTGGTGACGTCGCTCGGTTCTGCCGCGACGGTGTACGCCGCTATGACTTGGCGAGAGGTGTACTGACCGTGGCTGCCACCGGCGCGCGGCGCATGGACTACGGCGAAGACGCCGCCGAGCACCCGACGTATGCCGAGTCCGCCGAGGCCGATCCGGCATATGCCGGGCGTGGTGTGGTGGAGAACGTGACCGCGACGATGGAGGGCAGCAGATGAGTTGGGATGTCGGAGATACCGTCCCGCTGGGTGTGAAGGTCCGCGATAACGGGGTGCTGGTCGACCCGTTCGCGCTGTCACTGTCCATTGACCGCCCTGATGGTGTGGTGGAGCCCGTCGACCCGCTGCACGTGGCCACGGGTGATTTCCGCGCCGAGTACGTCGTCCGGGTGCCGGGCACTTACGGGGTGCTGTGGACGTCGACCGGACCGGACACCGCGTACCGCGACCAGATCACCGTGATCGATTCGCGCCGGGTGATGCCGCTGAGTCTCGGTGAGGTCAAGGCGTGGCTGAAGATCGAGGGCACCGGATCGGATGAGGTGCTGCGCGGGCTGATCGCCGAGGTGTGCGACATCGGCGAAACCTACACGGGGACCGTGTTCGGCCGGCGCACCGAAGTCGCGGACCTGCGCGGCACGGGCACCACCTACCTGCAGCTGCCGATCGGCCCTGTGTTGTCGGTGTTGTCTGTCGAGATCGACGGCGAGGACATGGCGACGGACTGGCGGGTGATGCCGGATGCCGCGATCCTCGACCGCATCGCAGGCTGGCCGTTGGGTGCTGAAATCACGGTGACCTATGCCGCCGGGTTCCGCGCCCAGCCTGGGCAGCACATCACCGGTGCCCGGGCGCTGCTCAAGCACATCTGGCGCGAATCCCGCGGGGCTGTGAAGCCGGGCGCGCCGGTGGATGAGTGGATGCCGTTCGGGGTCGGGTTCTACGTCGCCGATTTCTGGAGCATGGGCCGCGTTACGGGGTTCGCATGACGTTGCCCCCGGTGCAGATCATTCCGATCATTGATGCGCTGTCCGCCGCGCTGATGCTCGCCCTGGATGTGCCCGTGTTCGATGGTCCGCCCGATACCGAAGCGGTGCTCGGTGAGGCCGTGATCGTTGGCTATGACGGGGTTTCCGAGGAGGGCCGCGCCGGGAGTTTCAGCCAGCAGTACGCCCATCTCGGGTTGCAGGCGCAGCGCGACGAGACTGGCGAGATCACGTGCGCCGTGTTCGCCCAGTCCGGCGACGCGTCCTACCGCACTCTGCGCGGCCGGGTGCTGGACATCCTGGCCGACATTCAGACGCTGCTCCGCACCGACCCGACGTTGGGTTTGGATTGGGTGCAGCGCGTCGAACTGGCCGGCGGGGAACTGTTCGCCGGCGACGCCGACGGCAACGCCGTGCGCCTCACGTTCCGCTTGACCTACGCCTCACGCACCTAGGAGACACCGTGCCCAAGTTTCGCTATATCGGCCCCGCCGATCATGTCGCCATCATCGACGGGCGCCCCGTGGCGCTCGAAGTCGACCAGGTCGTCGACATCCCCGAAGGATCAAGCCCTGATCTGTGGCAACCCGTTACAGATGAGCCAGCCGCGCCGCGGCAGTCAAAGAAGGAGACAAAATGACCGTCGCAGCCAGCGGGCTCTACAGCCAGTTCGGTGTCGCCAAGGAGTCGGTGTACGGCACCATCGTGGCGCCGTCCCGGTTCCATCACATGACCGGATTCGACCTGCAGCCCGAGTACGGCAGGGTGCAGGCCGATGCGTTCCGCGCCGGGCTGCTCACCGCCCCCGGCGCGCAGTACGTCGACACCACTTTCGGTGCGACCGGGCAGCTGTCGTCCGAGGTGATGAACGTCGGCTGGGGTCTGCTGTTCGAGGCAGCGTTCGGCACCGGTGCCAGCGCGCAGAACGCATCAACCGTCGCCTATACCCAAACCTTCACCCTGTCCAACACTGTGGGCAAGTCGTTGACGTTGCAGGGTTCGCGGCCCCTCGCAGGGTCGTCCATCCCGGTGATGGTGGCAGGTGCGAAGGTCACGTCGTTGGAGTTGTCGTGCATGACTGACGGGCTGCTCACCAGCACCGTCGCGTTCGACGGCCGCGCCATCAACAACACCACCGCCCTCGCCACGGCCACGTACAACGCCGCCGCGCGTCCGTGGTCCGGCAACCAAATGTGCGTCAAGACTGGCGCGTTCGGCTCCGAGACTGACCTGGCCGGGGTGAAGGGCGTGCGGTTCTCCCTCGCCCGCTCGCTGGACACCACGCGGCACTACGCCTGCGCCTCGGGGTTGAAGGCCGAGCCCGTCGAGAACGATTACGTCGCTGTGTCCGGGTCGATCACCCGCGACTGGGCCGACAAGACCAGCATCGAGGACCTCGGGTTGGCGAACACACCGACGAACCTCAAGTGGATCTTCACCGGGGGGCTGATCGTCGGGGCGCACAATTTCTCCCTCATCGTGTCCGTGCCCGGGGTCTACTTTGCCCCGTCGGCGCAGGGCGGCGAGGGTAGGGGCACCCTGTCCCGCGACTGGGACTGGGAGCACAAGTACGACGGCACCAACCCCGTCACCCTCACTGTGGTGACCACGGACACCGCTCTCTGATCATGGTCGAAGGTGGGGTCTCTGGGACGGATCTGGCCGCGGTATCGCGGTGGCTGCGGTCGGATCATCCCGAGATCGCCAAGGAGCTGCGCAAGTCGATCCGTGAGGCCGCTAAGCCCGTGCTGGATGCCGAACGCGCAGCGGTGAAGGCACTCACCTTCTCCACCACGAGCACGTCTAAGACTCGGGTGCTGCGCCGCACCGTGGAGACCACCGTCGCCGGTCCTGGCCGTGGTGGCGGGTCTGGTGCGAAGCAGCGCGCCGCCGCGAGGGGCACGCAGAACATGGTCGTTGCCGCGACGACCGGGCAGCGGTTGCTCACGGCGAGGCAGGCCGCACGCGCGAAGCGTGGCGCTGGTCTGCGCGAGACCGTCGCCCGCGGCATGAGGATCACCTACAGCGACCGTGGCAGCGAAGCGAAGTCGACAGTCAAGACCACCTCGTCGGCGATGCCGGCCGGGCAGAAAAACCTTCCCAGGTTGATCAACTACGGCCGATGGCGGCATCCGGTGTTCCCGAAACCGGGCACGAGCCGCAGCAACTGGACGTGGGTCTATCAGCACCCAAACCGGGTCGGCTGGTGGTGGGTGACCGCAGACAAAGAACTACCCACGAGCATGGTCATCTTTGAGCGTGGGCTGTCGAACATCGAGCAGCAGGTCGCGGCCGCGGCGCAGGTCGCCGCCCGCGGAGTGGACCGGGCCGGGGTACCGGAGGCCGCGGCGCAACTGTTCGGCGAAACCCGTACGGGCAAGCACCGATAACAACCGAAGGGCAGCAGCATGAGCGCAATAACCGAACTGATAGTCACCTACCAGGGCAAGGACTACCCGGTCGACACGGCCGAGTTCCGATTCAAGGAGGCCCGGCACATCCGGCGGTGGCTGAACGTGCCGCCCGCCGAGAACGTGCGCAACGTGTGGGCGCAGGCCTTCGACGCGCGCAACGAGGACGCCGCCGCATGCCTGGTGTGGATGGCGCTGCATAGGGCCGGGGAGGCCCCCGACTCGATCGATGACCTCGCCGATTTCGACCTGAGCGATTTCTTCCGCCTCGCAGACCCCGACGGGTATGCCGAAGCGGTCGCAGCCGCGGAGGTCGATGACGCCACCCCTACGCGGTCCGACGAGCCCTCGGAGTCCCCGACGTAGCCGACCTCGAAGCCCAGGTCCGCGAATATGAGCCGCTGATCCGGCACTACTACCACACCGACGCCCGCACCGTGATCGACGAGTGGACAACCGAGCAGTGGGAGCACCACCGCACATTCCTTGACGACTTCTTCCTGAAGATTGGGGCGACACATGGCGCGTAGCGCGGACCTGATCTTCAACTTGATAGGGAAGGACAAGACCGGCCCGGCGTTCAAAGCCGCGGCTGGGAACGCGGACAAGACCCGCGGCTCGTTCGATCAGGTTGGCGTGTCGATGGGCAAACTCGCCAAGTTGGCCGGGGGTCTGGCGTTGGGTGCCGGGATCGTCGCCGGGTCTAAGGCGCTGGCCGGGTTCGCGATGTCGGCGACGATGGCCGCATCCGACCTCGGCGAGGTCCGCACCGCCAATGAGCAGATCTTCGGGTCCGAGGCCGCGGCCGAGCTGAACGCGTGGTCTGCGAAGGCTGCCACCGCACTGGGGCAGACCAAAACGCAGGCCTTGGACGCCGCTAAGACGTTCGGTGTGTTCGGCAAGGCCGCGGGGTTGTCGGGCACTGACCTGTCCGGGTTCAGCATGGAGTTGACGACCCTCGCCACCGACATGGCCAGCTTCAACAACACCAGCCCCGAGGAGGCCATTGAGGCGATCGGTGCGGCGCTGCGCGGAGAAGCAGAACCCATGCGTCGGTTCGGGGTGCTGCTCGATGATGCGACGTTGAAAGCCCGCGCGATGGAAATGGGCATCTGGGACGGCACCGGATCCCTCACCCAGCAGCAGAAGGTGCTGGCCGCCCACGCGGAGATCCTCGCGCAGACCAGTGACCAGCAGGGCGACTTCGCGAAGACTTCCGGCGGGATGGCGAACCAGCTGCGCACCACGACGGCGATTTGGGAGAACATCAAGATCGCCGCCGGTGAGGCTTTGGTGCCCGTCGCCGAGAAGTTCTTGCCGATGGTCAATGAGGGCCTGACCGGGCTGCTGACCAGCGTCGAAGAGAACATGCCGCAGATCCAGGCCCGCATCGTCGGGTTCGCTGATGACGTGATCGCCAAGTGGCCCGAGGTCAAGGTCAAACTTGAAGAGGCGTTCGCCGGGATCAAGTCTGAGTGGCCCGAGATCAAGGACACCCTGAACACGTTCGGCGATGCGTTGGAGCGGGTCGCCGGGTTCGGACAGTTGATGTGGGACGCTTTCAAGTCGCTCCCGCCGGAGGCGCAGAAGATCATCGCGCTGCTCGCAGTGGCGAAGACATCCGGGGTGCTGTCGGTGGCATTCAAGGCCACCGATCTGGTCAAGTCGCTGTTCGCTGCCAACGTCACAGTTGTGGCGAGTAACGTGGTCACCCCCGGCGCTGGCGGCGCCGCAGGGACCGCTGGCAAGGCTGGCGCAGTGGGGGCGCTGACACTCGGGGGCGCTGTAACGATCGCCGTAGGCACCGCCGCAATCGCGTGGAGCGCTATCGAGATCCTGAAAGGCTACGACTCGAACGAGCGCACCGAATCCGACTCCCGCCCAGGATCTACGATGGGCGACCGTGCCGCGGTCGCCGCGGGTACGTCCGCCGGAGGATCCCCAGGGACTGCCGGGCTGGGGGCAATGATCGCAGGATGGCTCGAAGCCGACCAGGCGGTGCAGAAGTACAACTACTCGCTGTCGCGCGCTAACGAGCACATGTCGCGGGCGCAACCATCCGCGCAGCGGTTGGCGCAGTCCGTGGCCGCCGCGGGTACCGCCGCGGGCGCCTCACAGTTGCAGATCAGCGCTGTGTCCGCTGCTGTGCAGAAGCTGCCGGCAGGCGCGAACATTGAGCAGCTGCGTGCCGCGATTGCTGAGGCTGGGCGCCAGGCTGGGCTGACCGAAGACCAGATCGCAGGGATGACGTCGGGCGTGCTGAACGTCCCGGCCGCGGGTAACCTACCTGCGCTGCAGATGCAACTGGCTTTTGCCGGGTCTGCCGCCGGTCTTACCAGCGACCAGGTTACGGCCATGTCTGCCGCTGTGAACATGATTCCGCCGGGCGCCACCGCGGTGCAGGTCGGTGAGGCGATCCGTATCGCAGGGCAGAAGGCCGGAATGTCCGACTCTCAGATCCGGTCGATGACCGCTGCTGTCACTGGCATCCCGGGTGCTGCGCAGTTGCCGAACCTGCAGACCGCGATCGCGAACGCCGGGCGTGCTGCCGGGCTGACCGATGGGCAGGTCCGCACCATGTCCGCGTCGGTGTTCGCGATCCCGCGGGGCGCGACCGCCGAGCAGGCCGGTGAGGCGATCCGTGTCGCGGGGCAGAAGGCCGGGCTGACCAAGACCCAGGTCGACACGTTGATCGCGGCGATCAACGGCATCCCGCCGAACAAGACGAGCACGATCACGACGAACGCTGACGCTGAGCGGACGAAGATAGGCGCGTTACAGCTCGCGATCAACTCGCTGGCAGGTAAGGAACTGAAAGTAGGAGTGAAGCTAGAAGGCAGCTACGGCGGAGGACCTACCGGCGGCAGTGGCGGCACATCGACGTACACGGGCAGCGCCGGTGGTGTGTCGTCGTGGCTCACCGGAGAGGTCGACGGTCTGGCAAACGCACTGGCCCCGAAACTGGCTGCGACGGGTGACATCGGCTCGGGTCCGTGGGTGCGCCCGACATCGAACTACTCCGTGTCCTCGGAGTGGATGCGTGGCGGCACGGCGATCCACTACGGGATCGATTTGGCCGCGCCGATGGGCACCCCTGTGCACTCGGTTGCCGCCGGGCGGGTCACAAGGGCGTTCTGGAACAACGGTTACGGCAATTTCGTGGAGGTCGACCACGGCGGCGTCTACACCTCCTACTCGCACCTTTCGGCGATCCTCGCCAGTGCCGGGCAGACGGTTGGCCCCGGCTCCGTGATCGGCGCCATCGGATCCACGGGTGACTCGACCGGCCCGCACCTGCACTTCGAGACCCGCCCGGGTGGGCAGGCTGTGGAACCGCGCGGATTCATGCGTTCCCGAGGCGTCGAACTGCGTGCTGGTGGCATGGTTCCGGTCAACGTGAGCAACGGGGAATGGTTCGTGCCGGAGACCAAAGCCAAGGACCACATGCCGCTGCTGCACGCGATCAACGCCGGGCAGATCAACGGGCCCGGCACCGGCACGTCTGACTCGATCCCCGGTGCAGCCCGTCCGGGTGCGTTCGTCGTGAACGCGGCCCAGACGCGCCGTAACCGGTCGCTGCTGCGCTCCATCACCCACGGGTCTGGACCGTCGCAGTACCTTGCTGGCGGCGGCGTGGTGGGCTCTGGCGGGGCCGTGTTCGCCGGTGGTGCGCAGACCGTGGAGCTGCACATCTCCGGCCGCGTGCTCTACGGGGCATTGAGCGACTACCGGCGTGACTCGGGCCGTGCCGTGCTGGAGTTCGCCTAATGGCCCGCCGTCCGATCTCGCGCCAAATCGGGGTGCGGGTGGAGATGTCGCCCACCGGGTCGGTGGCGCAGATGCTGCGCGGCGAAACCCTGACGTGGGTCGACGTGTCGTGCCATGTGCGCCTCGATGGTGGGATCGAACTAGGCCGCGGGGTGTCCGGTAACGGGCTGTCCCCCGACACTGGCACGCTCACCCTGACGGTGGCGAACGATGACGGGTCATGGACACCGGGGCAGGCGACACACGCCGTGTTCGGGGTGCCGGATCCGTTGGCGATGCGAGGCATCCCGGTGCGAGTCCTGCACTTAGGCGACGTCCCGACGTACGGCGAAACCTCCGCGCTCTGGGTGACCTACGAGGCGTGGGCCGATGCCGAACCCACCTACGGCGACGTGACCACCCCTGCCGTGCTGTGGTCCGGCGTGGTGACCAAAGCCCGCGCCGCGTGGGTGAACGGTTCACTACCGGTGGTGCGGATGACCTGCGCCGACCCGGTGGCGACGCTGCAACGCCAGCGGATGGAGTCGCTGCCGGTGACGATGACCACCCACGTCGGTGGCGCCGCCTGGTGCTACCCGCTGACCGAATCCGCCGCGCCGATGTCCTCACCCACAGCTACGGCTGGGGTGCGCCCGCTGACCAAAGTCGCGGTCGGGTTCCCGCTGGAGGGCAACGAGCTGGAGTTTCAGGCGTTCCCCTCGCCTGGGTCCAACGGTGGCGCACCGGAGGCGCAGGTGCCGGTGTGGGAAGGTTCCACGACGCACACCGGGTGGGCGCTGGACACCGGCATCGTGGCGACCGCTGACATGCCTGCCTTGTCGTCGTTCTCGCAGGTGTGCACACTGCACGCCATGATCGCGCCCTCACCCGAGGGTGTGGGCCGGGTGCGGTATGCGCTGTCCGTGTCAGGTGACATCGGCTCGATCATCTCCATCGGCGTGAACGCGCTGAACTACCCGGTCGTGGAGGCGCGCCCGGGTGCCCCCGGTGTGGTGCACACGCTGACCTCGCCGGTGCAGGTGCGGTCCGGGGAATGGTCGCATGTGGCGCTGCGCCTCACGGGTGACCCGTTCGAGTCCGTCGCCGAGTTGTGGGTGGACGGCGCGGTCGTGGCGACGGCACCGTACTGGCCGCTGTTCTACACCGCCGCCGCCCGCCGCATCGTCGTCGGGGCACGGATCACCCCCCGCGGCGAACTGGTCGACGTGTGGCAAGGCTCTGTCGCCAACGCGTCCGCACATCGGGCCGGGATCGCAAACCTAGTCCTACAGCGCATCGCGCTGGGCCGCGACGGGTGGACAGGAGATGACACGTGCGGCCGGTTCAACCGGGTCCTGTACGCGCTGGGCTACGACCGCACCAGTCTGCCGGAGGGCAACTCGAATATGTGCCCCCAGCACACCGATGGCGGTGTGTTGGCTGATGCGCTTACGGACTGTGCGACCGCCGAGCGGGCGCCGTGGTGGGTGGGCCGTGACGGGGTACCGACGATGGCGCCGAGGTCCGCGCGCTGGTCCGCCGCAACCGTCGCGACGATACCCGCCGCCGCGTTGGGGCAGTCGTTGGAGTTCGCGCAGGACAATGCGACCCGCCAGACCGTTGCGGTGGTGTCGCGCCCGGGCGGGCCGACGATCACCCGCAGGCATCCCGCGGCCGATCTCGTCGGTGAGACCGGCGACCCGATGACCCTGCTCGTCGACTCCGATGGGCAGCTGGAAACCTATGCCGACGAGTTGGTGACCGACCGTAACGCGATCCCGCAGATCGAAACCGAATCCGTGACGGTGGATTTGGTGCGCTCCGGTCGGCTGCTCGACATCCCCGACGTGCTCGCCGTGGACGTCGAGGACGTGGTGGAGATCACCGGGCTGCCCGCGTCGGCGCCGTGGACGTCGCGGCGCATGTTGGTGCGCCACATCACGGACCGCATCACACCCACATCGTGGCTGCGCACCTTCGCTGTCGTGGACGCGCCAGACCTGATCGACGTGTTCCGCGTCGGCGACGAGCTCGACGGACCGAGAGTATTGGGATGGTAACGAATGGCTGACTGGACGGCGCCTAAGACGTTCATCCCCGGTGAGGATGTGACCGCCGGGGAACTGAACACACATGTGCGCGACAACACCGCGTTCCTGTACGCCGCCCACCACGGCACGTTCGGCCGGTTGGCTGCGCTGTCGGTGGCTACGTCGACGTTCGTGCCGGTGGCGTGGGACTTCGCCCTCGAGCAGAACCCCACGATGTGGTCCGCCGGGTCGAACCCTGACCGGATCACCCCGCCGCTGGCCGGGATCTGGCACATCTCTGCACTGATCCGCTGGGAGGCGTCTACCGCCACGGGTACGCGCGCGGTGAGGCTGCAGAAGAACGGATCCATCCTGCTCGCCCAGGAGCGCGACGAACTGCTATTCAACGCCACGCAGTACATCACCGCCTCGGCTGTGGTGCGCCTGTCCGGCAGTGACTGGATCGACGCCGCCGTGTGGCAGAACACCGGATCGACCGAATCGCTCGCATCGAGCGTGGACCGCAGTATCGCCGTTACATGGATGGGAGCATGACATGCCTCTAATCGACCCCGAGGACTACCCGACGACTTCGCGGGGCTACCGCCACCCGCCTGACGACGTTGGTGGGTTGAACGTCGCCAACGATGTGCCCGCCGATGTGACCCGCCTGGCCGAGGACATCAACGACGATGTTGATTCGGTGGTGGCTGCTGCCGCTGCCGGTGCCGCCACTGTCGCCGGTGACCTCACCGACCACGAGGGCACCACGACTAACGTGCACGGGATCACCAACACCGCGGCGCTGGTCACCACTGCGCGGTCTGTCACTGCGGGTGCCGGGCTGACCGGTGGCGGTACGTTGGCCGCCGATCGCACCCTGTCGATTGCTAACGGCGGTGTGGGTACGGCGCAGATCGCCGATGACGCGATCACCACGGGCAAGATCGCGCCCGGAGCCGTGGGCACCACGGACCTGGCCGACTCGTCCGTGACCGACGGCAAACTGGCCGGGTCGATCACCCCGAGCAAGGTCACGGGCACCGCGGTGGTGCAGGCCCGCACCGTCGCCACTACGGGCAGCCTCACCGGAGGCGGTGACCTGTCCGCGAACCGCACCCTCGATGTGGTGGATGGCGGGATCGGCACCACGGAACTGGCAGACGCCGCAGTGACCACCGTCAAGATCGCCGACGGCGCGATCACGCTCGCGAAGCTGGACGCGGGCACCACGTTTGTGCCCGAGGCGACCGTGGGCAACCTGCTGCCGCTGAACGTCGCGAACGGCTCCGAATCGGGCACCGTCACGGGTGTGGCGTGGCGCAACACCTTCGCCACCGTCGACTCGTCTACCGCGTCCGCGAGCCATGGCATCCGGTCGCTCCTGGTCACCAAGCCGGTGGACACCTCCGGCAACCCGTTCATCGCGGTCGGTTCGTCAACAACCGGCGCTGTGACCGCGGCGACGAACATCACCGCAGCGGCCCCGGTCATCGGGGGTCAGCCGTACACGATCCTGGCCGACCTGTG